TAACATCTCCTTTTGGTTCTCTGATTTCAAGCCATTCTTCGAAATCATCGTGCTCAATGTTGATGTTAACTGAGGCAGCACCTCTTCTGACTGACCCTTGATTAGTTGCAAGAATAGTTGAGTCATAAATCTTGCAGAAGGGTACAACTCCATCCGATGTTCCATTACCTGTTATTTTAGCGCCAGCGGGTCTAATTTGATTAATACCAATACCTACTCCACCGCCGTGCTTAGCGAGTAGCATCATTTCTAAATTCTTTTGTCCGATATCCTGTATACTATCCGCTACATCAATACCGAAACAACTAATAGGGAGGCCACGGTCAGTACCAGTATTACTAAGTACAGGCGATGCCAAACATAACCAACCATTCCAAATATATTTAAAAAAGGTTTCAGCCATTTCTGGTTTATATAATCTACGAGCAACAGTTTTAGAGACTCTTTGGTATGCTTCACGAGGCGTTTCTCCGTCAAATAAATATCCCCCGGATATTGTCTTTTTGTATACGTCGTTATTACCCCACGCAGGGTAATCTTCTCCTTTGATCCATTCATTGTTCCACATATTATACTTCTAATTTTTTATCTTCAGCTTTACTTTCCATTTCAATTCTAAGAGCCTCTATAGCTTCTTTGTAATCAGGCATTAACTTAACTACTTCTAAAGTGCCTATTGCTAATTCTGTTAAATGAACATTTTGAGCCATTAATCCTTGAATGTTTTTACCTAAAACTTCAATTTTGTTTTTCATTTCTAATATAGTCTGTTCTTTCATCTTATTCCGTTTATATTTTTTAAATGTTTTTGTTTACCAGATATTTTCGTAGTCTTCATCTTCTCCCGCTTTCGAATAATCTGTCGGACGAATAGCGAAAAAGTCAGTATGAGTGACGCCCCCGGTAAGATGATAAAACCAATCAAGATTAGACGCTGCTGAAGTGTCATACGCGAAATAGTTTCCCAAGTCAACATACCCGAGTTCCACAAGTTTTTCATTTGTTCTTTTCTTTATAAAGTGTTTTAAGTCATTTGATCTAATGCCTTCTATGTCACCCTTTTCAAACATCTTAGTAATGTAATTAGTTTCTAATGAAACCATCGCCGCAGCCGAATTAATGATGTCCTGGCGACACAGATCTAGCAATTGATTATCCTCTTCACACATATGTCTAAATAATTGACAACCCATTTTACTGTGTAGAGATTCATCCCTTACTGACCACTTCATTTGTTGTCCGATACCCTTAAGTAAATTACGCAGCTGAAAAGAATACAGAACAGCAAAAGCAGAATACAAACTAACTCCCTCAGCGAAGGCTGAAAATACAGCAAGAGATTTAGCGATACCAGTCCGGCTGCTACCATTATAAGAAACAAGATTATTAAAACGCTCAGCCGTAGCAGGCTCATGCAAAAATGCTTCATAGTCTTCTAAGTTTAAAGTTTCGTTTAAATAGCTGTAAGCAACAGCATGAATTGTTTCTTGTGATCCAAACATCATAGCCATTTGTTGTATCTCGTGCTTAGGAAACCAACCAACAACTTTTTGTGTCCAGTAATCTGATACTGCACATTCTGTTTGAGCAAAGCCGAGAAGTATATTCCCAACTAAATGCTTTTCTTTTTCATCTAATTTTTCATTCCAATCTTTAAGGTCACCTTGCATTGATATTTCTGTGTGCAACCAAAAAGCCTGAGCTTGTTTAAGCCATCCTTCAGTATAGTACTCTGGATACTCAAAAGGTTTGTATGCTATTCTTTCGTCAAATAATCCCATTATTTATAGTCTGTTATATATGTTACTGTTTGTAATTCATTTTCCCATGCTTGGATATACGCATACATGTCTTTCTTAGTAGTAGATTTTGTTATCATCTTCATTTCAGATAAAACATTTTTGGTAAACATATCCATCATTTCTATTTTACCTGCATCATCCACTACTTAAATACAATTAAAGCTATGTCTACGAAAGGTATGTATAGCACATAAGTAGTAGTGGATATTTCTACGTAAGTTCTTACTCCAAATAAAATTCCTGGATAAGTACCAATTTCTAATATCCAACCGGGTTTTGATTCATCTAATTTCATATTATTCCGTATTTTTTTTGTAGTTGAACTATATCTTTATATCTAACCTTACCTTTTACTTCCCAGCTCCATTTAACAAATTTATCTATTTGACGTTCAGCATATTTCTGCCTGGCTATCCTCTTTGCTTCGAAAGGATTAATCTTACGGTCTCTTGACATTCTGCTTGATTTTGTGGTTTATAAATAGTATATCCCGGAAATTGATTGGTTACCAATTGTTTAAATAGTTTCCACCTCATTGGGAATGACTCGTTAGCTCTACCTTTTGTTTCTATTATAAAATCTTCGCCAATAAAGTCAGGAGTATATTTAATAGGTAATATTCTTTTTTCACCTCTGTTTTTATACTCTCCTTTGCCATTAGCTTGTCTTTCATAAACTTGGTTCTCAAAATGAAAACCATTAAGTAAAACAAAAGTTTCTCCTTCGTACTTGCTTTTTATACCAGCTTCTTTCATAGCTACGTACATATGCTTTTCTAACCCTGACGCAAAGTCGATACCATCATATGATACCTTCTTTGCTCTTACTGGGCCACGCTTTCCGCTTTTTCTTTTAAATGGTTTTCTCATCTATAACTTCTAAGTCTGACAATAGATCTTCTTGGATGTCTTCTGTATATGTTTCTTTAGCTTTCTGAAGATACAATACAGCATCCATTAATTCTTCTTGTAGATGATTAAGCCATTCAAACATCTTTGAAGGATCTTGCTCAAGAGTTACGCCGTACTTTTTAAAACCTACATCAGATCTTGATACAAACTTGTTTACAACACGTTTAACGACTGGGTCTCTAAATTCTATTTCTTGTTTCATTATAATGTGTTTGTTGAGAAGTTATGAAATTTATTAGACGTGGTAGTTGTTGTTGAGTTTTCATCTTTAACAAATGTTCCGTTAACCATACTGCCTTGTCTAGATTTAATTACATTGTAAGCAGATGTAACACAGTCTTCTATATTATGACCTCTTAGTTTAGCTAAGTTAGTTAAAACAACAACCATATCACCAATAGCGTCTATAACTTCTGGTTCATCATTCTTAAGTATAGCTTCAGCTAATTCACCAGCCTCTTCCATAAGTTTTAAGTATTGAGTTCTAGCATCGCCAGATTTGTATATACCTTTTTCAGTAGCCCACGTTCTAATTAAGTCATAAATATTTGGCTTATTTTTTTCAACTTTACTTTCTAAAAATTCTAAAGCATAAGCTTTATTATAAATGTAACATCTGTTTACATTAAACATAGATACTTTAGCGTTCTTACATATCCATTGTACTGTTTGATCATCTAACCCAAACACACCGTGATCAGTGTCCCACTTCATACCTAAATTATCCATTAAGTTGCCTTTTAATTTGTTTAAAGGGACTGGAAATGTTGTTGTTTGCTCTGTTGAATTTAATTTCATTTGCTTGTTTTTATTGATTAAATTTTTATATGATTGTCGGTCTACTTTGTAGCCATAAGCCTTTTGAAGTTCTATTTCCTGTTTTGACACATAATCAATGTCATCGCTAGTAAGTAGAACCTCATATTCGTCTGAAGCATAACCTTGCTGCTTCGTAACCCTTATATAAAGATTACGTGTTACTCCAATTTTTTTACCTGGAATATGATAAATATAATACATAATTTTTAATTATTTACCAACACTTAGCTCTGCTTTGATAGCAGCGTAAGGATTGTAGTTAATTAATTTAATTTCGAATTTATGAGGTATGTTTAAATAATCAGGAACAACAGATTTATCGCTCGATATATTTATACCACTTTCTAATTCTAATTGAGGTAAAGCCCTGTTAGGTCTACTCAAATATAGTTTAGCTTGCTCTAAATGATTATTGTATAAATGACAATCTCCAAATTGACCAATCAATTCACCTGGTATTAAATCAGCGCCTTTAGCTAACATTTCCAGTAGCAGTCCGTACATTGCAATATCATAAGGTAATCCTAAAAAAGTATCTACTGATCTCTGCATCCACATTAAATCTAGCTTACCATTATTAATATATATTTGAAAAGCGTAATGACAAGGAGGCAATGCCATATCTTTCATATCCTGTGGAGCCCACGCGCTAACCATTAAGCGTCTTGAACTTGGATTGTTCTTAATGCTATACACAATATTTTTAAGCTGATCTACGCCTTCAAAATCGCGCCATTGTTTTCCATATACTGGACCTAATGTTTCATCAGTTCTACCTGAACGTTCATAATCTGGTCGCCAATATTTTACTCCGTTATCTTCTAAATATTTAAGATCAGTTCTACCTTGTAATATCCAAAGCAATTCTGTTCTTGCTGCATTAAAAGAAACTTTTTTTCCAGTTAATAAGGGGAACCCGTCAGCCATCTGGTGTCGGATAGTTCTTCCGAAGATAGATCGCGTCCCAGTGCCTGTTCGGTCCTCCTTATCCATTCCTGTGTTGAGTATTTCTGATAATAATCCTCTGTATTCATTTTCTATATTTTTCATAATAATATTTACAATATTCAAATATTTTCTGCCATATGACAGTTTTTTCGTAAGTTTCAGGACTTTGATTTGTTGCATCTTTATTTGTTATAACAACATACCATTCATTTACAGACTTTGCTTTAGGAGCTATTGCTATATTATTTCTAACACACCAATGATAAGCTTCCCAGTCTTTTTTATTATATCCAGGATCTCCCATGTCAACAATGCCTTTCTTATTTTTAGATCCGCTACCCATTTATTTTAGAATTATTTTTAACTCTTTCCATTCCTCACGTTGTACTAAGGCAAAATGATCTATATCATAACCTTTGCTCTCAGCTTCACTTAAAGCTAAGATAACATCTTTTATAGATACGTTCCATTCTAAGTGTATATCTGCTATCATTCCCATGGCATTTTTTCGCCAGTTAAATTTATTTGTTCATGTGGTATAAAGCAACCGGACTTTGGTTCCCATTTAAAATGAGCTTCTGCTTGGTTAACACCTAAGTTTTGAAACTTAACTTTTAATACTTTAGCTTTCACAGTATTTTCATTATAATTCCTATGAACTAATATACCATGATAAGAAGCATCATACCATTCTCCACCACCTTTGATTGAATACATGGTTGGTTCTTCAAGGTTGCCGTCTTTATCTTTGTACATTTTAGTAGGGTGAGCTACTACAAATACAAGCACATCATATTTTTTAGCAAAAATTTCTATTTTAGATAAGTATTCCATAGTATATCTGTTTACATCATCAGATCCACCAACATCTCTAACTTTATTAAATGGATCAATAACTAAAACTTTAATACCTTTACGCTTAACTAACTCAGCTCCTTTACGCAAAACTGAATCTAGTGTATAGCGTTCCATATCGATGTGAAAGTAATTACTATTACAGTGATCCGCAATTTGATTCCATCTATCTCCACCAATATCATCTCTTGTTGGCATACCTTGCCAAGTCTTACGCATTAATTTATGAGCGTGTAGATAAGTTGGTTGATTTTCCGGCGAAGCAAACGCTGTTTTCCATCCGTAGTTATTATTATATCCGACAACCATTTGATCGACGAAATCACTCTTACCGGAACTAGGAATACCAGTAACAGTAATGAATTGACCAGTGTATGTTGAAA